CCTTATAATGGCGAAAGTCGATAAGGACAAGATGAAATGCAACAAACCCCGTCGGCAAAAGTCCGGCGGTAAGAAGTTTGTTGTTAAGGCCTGTAAAGACGGTAAAGAGAAGATCATCCGTTACGGCGACGCTGACATGAGAATTCGCAAATCAAATCCGAAAGCGCGTAAATCTTTTCGTGCTCGTCATGGATGCGATAAGGGAACCTTGGATAAACTCAAGGCAAAATACTGGTCATGTAAGAAGTGGTAGTCATGAAAGCAGAGGACGTTCTTCAACAGCTAGAAAAACACGAGGCCGAGTGCAATCTTCGTTATCAACGAATCGAAGAAAGACTTGATGACCAAAAGAAAACGCTCGACAAACTTGACCTTAGACTGTGGGGCCTAGCGGCTTTAATAGTTGGTTTGGCGGTTGCTGAACGGTTAATTTGATGACGATCAGTCGATCCCAGACGGCAAAGCAGGTGACAAAGGCACCGGGAGGTAAAGAAGTGGCAAAGAAATCCAAGAAAAAGAAAGATAATAAGATTTGTCCTGAAGGCAAGGCATGGGCAAAGCGCACCTTTGACACTTATCCCAGTGCGTACGCAAACATGGCTGCCAGCAAATATTGTAAAGACCCCAACTACGCAAAAAAATCTAAGAAGAAATCCAAGAAGACACAGAAGAAAGCAAGCGGCGGTCTTGTAAGGGTGTTCTAATGGGTGAACTTAAAAAATGGCGTGAACAGAATTGGGTCCGCATCGGAACAGATGGCGAGATCAAGGGTAAATGCGGAACCAGTAAAAACAAAAAGAACCCCGACCGCTGTCTTCCACGTAAAAAGGCAGAGAGTTTGTCAAAAAGCGAGCGGGCAGCCACTGCAAGAAAGAAGAAGAAAGCAGGGTCCAAGGGTAAGCAGGTGGTGTCAAACACCCCTAAAGCAAAAGTAAAAAGTAAAAAGACAAAAAAGTCTTGATAAACAAATGGATTGAAGAGTGGGTTGAGCAACTTGCTAAACCTGACGACCAGACAAACGGGGTACCGCAGTGTCCCTTTGCCAAGCAGGCGTGGCAAAAAGGACAAGTGAGTGTCCAGACAGATCAAGATCTTTGGGGTCTGGTCTGTCGAGAGATTGCACAGTTTGACTGTACACATAAGGTTGTCATGTGTGTGCAAGAAGAGCCGGAGCAGGACTACTTTGAATTGGAGGCTGGCTGTAACGCGTTGAACCGCTGGCTGGCCCATAACGGCAAAGATATTTGGTTGCTGTCGTATCAAGAAGACAGGACCATTGTGTTTATACAGACGTTGTCTGACTTAGATGACGCTGCGGACATACTCCAGAAGTTGGGGTACTATGACAATTATCCGGCTGATGATTATCAGCGTTTGATCAAACAACGGAGAGAACTCCGAAGGAGACTTTAAAATGCCTGGAATGATGCGTGGAAAGAAAGCCCCTGTGAAGAAAGCTCGCGGTGGCGTTGTTAAGAAGGCTCGTGGCGGCACAGTCAAAAAGACTGAAGAAAAGAAGATGATGCGCGGCGGTACAGTCAAAAAGATGCGCGGCGGCATGGTTAAAAAGGGCAAGAAGTGATGGCGAAGAAAATGAAGCGTGCTTGCGGCGATGTTAGTCCTCGCAAGAAAATGGCGATGGAAGGCACGATGAAGGCTGACGTGCCGCGCAAGTTTCAAGCGGGCGGCATGGTAAGCAGTGTTTCTCCTGAGCGTGCAATGCAAGTTGGCCGTGAGATGGCGGCCAAAATGGCAGGCATGCGAGGCCAGCCAATGTCTTCTGGTCGCATGCGTCCGCGGATGCGCCGAGATCGGATGGTGTAAATGGCAACTTCAGGGTCACGCGACTTTGATCTAGATGTTGCGGACATTATCGAGGAAGCATATGAAAGATGCGGCCTCGAAGTCCGCACAGGCTATGATGCAAAGACTGCTCGCCGTTCGTTGAACATCATGTTCTCCGAGTGGGCGAACCGTGGCGTAAACCTTTGGACGGTCAAGCAGGGCACTCTTAGCTTGATTTCTGGCACGTCGGATTACGATGAGACGAATGGTCTTGCCTCTCCGATGAACGATATCTTAGAAGTTGCGCTTCGTCGGAATGGCACAGACTTTGAGGTAGACAGAATCAGTCGTGGGGAATACTTGAACATTCCCAACAAAACGACTACAGGAAGGCCTTCTCAGTTTTACTTCAACCGTCAGACCAGCCCTGAACTTAGTCTTTGGCCAACGCCGGACAGTGACACCGATGAGCTGGTGTATTACTACATCACTCGTATTGAAGATGCGGACACCTCGCAAAACACAACAGATGTTCCGTACCGGTTTTTGCCTTGCATGATTGCCGGGCTTGCTTACTACCTTTGCTTGAAAAAAGCACCGGACCGGGTTCAGCTGTTAAAAACCGTGTATGAAGAAGAGTTCCAGCGGGCGGCTAACGAAGACGAAGACCGTGTATCAGAGTGGAACGGGCTTGTAGTTGGCCCTGATGAGTTTGAGCCAAAGCATCCGCAGTTAGAAGCACCGCGTGTTGGCCCGGATCCACAGGCACTGAGGGACCCGCGGCCCGACAGCTCAGAAACGTTGAAAGTATTTGTATACACAGATGTAGTAGGTTTGCCGGTTAGCGGTCCCCGCGCACTTGGCAAGGTAGGAACAGTGACGGTGACGACATCATGAGTTTTACATACGCTCAGTTAAAACAAGCAATTCAAGACTACACTGAGAACGATGAGACAACCTTCGTCAACAGCTTGCCCATATTTATACGGGCTGCTGAAGAGCGTATTTTTAAAAATGTGCAGCTGTCGTTTTTTAGAAAAAACGTGTCAGGAAGTCTTACTGCATCAAACCAGTTTCTTGCAAAACCAAGCGATTTCTTGGCGCCGTTTTCTTTGTCATATACAGACGCTGACGGAGACAAAGAGTTCTTGTTTTTCAAGGATGTGGACTATCTACAAGAGTTTAGTCCTGACCCGTCAGTAACAGCCGAGCCAAGGTACTACGCTGTTTTTGACATTGGTAACTTTATTATTGCTCCGACCCCTGACGATTCTTACGACGTAGAGCTTCATTATTTTTACAGACCTGCAAGTTTGACCGCTGGTGCAGATGACCAGACAACGTGGCTTTCAGAAAACGCACCGATAGCAATGTTGTATGGATCACTTGTTGATGCGTACACATTTATGAAAGGCGAGCCTGACTTAGTTCAAAATTACTCAAGCCGGTTTGGCGAGGCCGTTCAGAGCTTGAAGATGCTCGGCGAGTCTAAAGAAGTTACGGATGAGTTCCGGACAGGCCGAGTTCGGAGACAGAAGGTATGATACAAGCAGAAGTACACACAACGTCCGGGCGTGGGTTCACGCCAGAAGAACTCGCGGAACGCTGTGCAGACAAGATTATTTCGATTTCAGATACAGCTGATCCTGTCTTGAGAGAACAGGCGCATGCGTTTAGAAAGCAGGTCGTTCATACGGTCACTCAGTATTTGAAAGAAGCGGTACGATGTGACCGCACAACGGTTTACAATGCGCTTAATGATGCTGGTAATCCGGAGCTGGCAGAACTAATTAGGAGACTTTGACATGGCGTTCGACGGCAATAATCACATGACAACTTCCTTTAAGCAGGAAGTTTTGTTTGGAGTTCACGACTTTGCAGAATCTGGGGACGGTGGTGATACGTTTAAGTTAGCCCTGTACACAAACTCTGCGGACGGCACGGACTTTGGTGGCTCGACTACTGATATGGACGAAACTGTAACCACTTACAGTACAACCAACGAAGTGGGCGACTCTGGTTCGTATTCTGCTGGTGGCGGCACATTGACTACAGTAAACCCAACCACATCAGGAACAACTGCTTTTGTTGACTTCGCAGATCTCACGTTTACCACGGCGACGATTACTGCACGCGGTGCGTTGATTTACAACACCACGCCAAACGCGACGAGCTATGACTCCGCTGAGAGCACCACGTTGGCAGATGCGGTTGTTTGTGTGTTGGACTTTGGAGCAGACAAAACGTCGACTTCGGGCAACTTCACGATTGTTTTCCCAACAGCCAGCGCATCTGACGCCATTATCCGGATTGCGTAATGACTGACGCAGTTGTCCCATATACCGGCTGGGGCCGAGGAACCTGGGGACAGCTCGCGTGGGGCGAGGGCAGCGTTGGTGGTTTAGAAGGTGCGGGGCAGGTTGGCAGTGTCACAGTTACTGCTGATGCAAACGTCCCCGAAACCGGACTTGAAGCGGTTGGCAATGTTGGTGCTGTTGCGGTTATTGGCGCGGCTAATGCTCCTGTCAACGGTCTAGAAGCCCAAGCACTTGTCGGTACGGTTGCGGTTACCGCAGACGCTAATGTCCCCGAAACCGGTCTTGAGGCGACAGGTGGCGTTGGTTCTGTCACAGTCACCGCTGACTCAAATGTTGTACCGGACGGTGTTGTTGGCACAGCTCAGGCTGGCGATGCAACTATTGTTGGTGCGGCCAATGTCCCGACAACCGGGCTTGCTGCAACAGGAAACATTGGTTCTGTTGCGGTTGCAGCTGACGCAAACACCCCTGTTCAAACTGTAGCCGCTGAAGGACAGGTTGGTGTTGCTGAAGGTCAAGCCGGTGCAGATGTCATCTTGACCGGACTTGAAGCGAGGGCTTTGGTCAATGGCAACTTGTTGATTTGGAGTCAGATTGCTCCGGATCAAAATGCAGGTTATATTGAAGAGAGTCCTGTACAATCACCGTTGTGGTCCGAGATCCAACCATCTCAGACGCCGGATTATGAAGAAGTAGCGTAGAGGCATTCATGGCAAGTACATATACCACAAACCTTGGTATTGAGAAGATCGGAACGGGTGACCAGTCGGGAACTTGGGGCGACACGACCAATGAAAACTTTGACATTATTGACCGTGCGGTCAATGGTGTTGTTGTTATCACGGCGTCGGCTGCGGGAAGTTCTGGCAGTCCCAATGCGTTGCCGATCACAGACGGTGAACTGACCGACGCTCAAAACAAGTACATTGAATTCACAGACGGCGGCGATCTAGGTTCCGACGTTTTTTACCAGCTGACACCGCAAGATGCTGAAAAGGTTGTGCACATCCGCAACAACCTGACCACTCAAGATCTGGTCCTTTTCCAAGGCACTTATAACGCGTCAAATGACATCACTGTGCCGAACGGCAAGGACATGCTGGTCAAGTTTGACGGTGGTGGTGTCTCTGCAACAGCAACCGATGTGTTCAATGACTTGAATGTCACAGCATTAACCGCGGCTTCTGTTGATATTAACGACGGAACAATTGACAACACGGACATCACCGTCGGTGCGGGCAAGACTTTGGATGTGTCTGCAGGCACTTTGACGTTGGCCGACGATCAGATCAGTGGTGATAAAGTTTCTGGCGGCACCATTGGCACGGTCACGATCACTGCTTTGGCGGGTGACTTATCGCTAAGTGATAACAACATCACCAACGTGGGCGACATTGCCGTGGACAGCATTTCTGCTGACGACACGGATATGGACATTACGCTGACGGATAATTCAGGTACTGCGCTTGAGATTAAAGAAGGCTCGAATGCATATTTGACTTTTGACAGCACCAACGCCGCGGAGAAAATCACGCTCGGCAAGAAACTCGAAGCCGGAGCCGTGGAAATCGAAGGCTCAAACTTTGACATTCAAGGCGGTACAATTGGCTCAACCGTGACGGCAACGACGCAGTCGGCTGGGACGAGCGACACGACCGTCGCAACAACATCTTTCGCAGCAACAGCGGCTGACAATGCAGCCGTCGCTTTGGCAATCGCTCTGGGGTAAATAGACATGGCAAACGCATTCAAATCAGAAACAGACGTAGGCACAGGCGGATCGAACGTCTACACCTGCCCATCGGCAACACAGACTACGGTCATTGGTTTGACGGTCGCTAACATTGAAACGTCACAGATTGAAGTGGACGTTGAATTGGACGCAAGTGGGCGTACTTCTGGTGCTGAAGATTCTGTGTACTTGATTAAGAACGCACCTGTTCCTGTCGGCTCTTCGCTTGTAGTGGTCGGGGGCAGTCAAAAAGTCTGTATGGAGCCGGGCGATGTTCTAACCGTTACCAGTAACACCGCCTCATCAGCCGATGTGGCTCTTAGCATCTTAGAAATTACTTAATGAAGTGTTGTAGTAAGTGCGGTGAGGAAAAACCGCTAACAGAGTACTACAAGCAGAAGTCTAACAAAGACGGTCTGTACACCTACTGTAAGAGTTGCAAGTACAACCAACAAAGGGAATGGTTTAACAAAAACCGTGAAGAAAATCTTGAGTATCATGTACGATAC